AACGGCACGGAAGTGGAGGCACTGGAAGGTGAGTTCATACCCTCGTTGGATAAATTAGATCTGCCTGTGGAACACGAATTCCAACGCAGTGCAACCGGAAGGTTCTTGAATACGAAAGATAATATATCTGGCGTGTTGAAAACGCACAGCATTGAGGTGCGTTACAATGTCATTAAGAAGTGCATGCAGATAGACATACCCAACACCAAATTTATCGCTGACATGAAAGACGAGGCATCGGTCATTGAGATCGAAGATCGTTGCATCAACATGGGAATACCCCACACCAAAGTATCGGACTACTTGAAGATCCTGGCACGGGAGTACAACCCTGTGAAGGAATGGATCGATGGCACACCCTGGGACGGCAAGGACAGATTGCAGGCGTTCTTAGACAGCATCGTCACACACGACTCACACCAGCTTAAAGAGATGTTGATGAAGAAGTGGTTGATTAGTTGTGTGGCTGCTGCCTACGAGGAGCATGGGTTCTCAGCAGAGGGCATCCTTACATTTAGAGGTGCGCAAGGACTGGGCAAAACGCTGTGGTTCAAGCGACTGTGCGATTATGATAGAGGTTGGTTGTTGGAGGGTGCAACGCTTAATCCGTCTGACAAAGACAGCGTTAAGAGAGCTGTTAGCCATTGGATAGTTGAGTTGGGTGAGATAGAGTCTACCTTTAAGAAGTCGGACATAGATCAACTCAAGGCGTTCGTGAGTGCAGGTTACGATGAGCTGCGACTGCCATACGACAGAGCCTTCTCGCGGTATCAAAGGCGTACGGCTTTCTACGCCAGTGTCAACGCGCGCGAGTTTTTGACAGACACATCCGGGAATCGGAGATTTTGGGTCTTAGATGTTAAGGATATTGATGTCAATCATGGCGTGGACATGCAACAGATGTGGGCGCAGGTCAAAGAGACAATGTATGTCAAAGGCCAGAAGAACTGGTTTCTATCACCAGATGAACGCGAGATGCTTAATGAAAGCAACGAGAGATACAGAACACAAAGCAGCGTGGAAGATCTGTTGCTGGAACATGTAGACTTCGAGAGCATCTACACCAAGCCTGTGCAGATGACCAAACTGCTGCGCGACATGGGGATTAAATCCCCGAGGATGCCTGACTTCAAAGAAGCGGCCCGTGTCTTACACGAGAGAGGCATCGAGAAGCGCAGGACCAATGGCAAGAATGTATACGACATCAACTACACGGCAGTGGAAAGTGAGATCAAGTACAGCAACTCATTTGGAGATGAGTGATGATACGCATACTGCAAGGCGACTGCACAGAGTCGTTAAAAACACTAGAGGACGGAAGTATTAACACCTGCATCACCAGTCCACCTTATTGGGGCCTTAGAGACTATGGAGTAGACGGTCAGTTGGGATCAGAGGAAACAGCAGAGGAATTTATTGACGGCATGGTTGGTGTATTTAGAGAGGTCAAACGAGTATTAAGAGATGATGGCACGCTTTGGCTCAACATGGGTGATAGTTATGCAATGAGCAGCATAAGGGGTAAAGACTCAAATTTTTCAGGTCATTTAGGATCTATGAAACATTGGGGGAAAGAGGGTTCAATTAGATTGGGAAATAGAAATCTACCGTTTAACTTAAAGGCAAAGAATCTTATAGGTATGCCTTGGAGACTTGCACTAGCTTTACAGGCTGATGGCTGGTATTTGCGCCAGGATATTATTTGGCATAAGCCTAACCCTATGCCTGAAAGTGTTAGAGATCGTTGCACCAAGTCACATGAATATATATTTTTATTAAGCAAGAAAGCTAAATACTATTACGACCATGAGGCTATTAAAGAGGACTCTAAGTTTCCTGACGGACCTACCTCACCACAAAAAATACAAAAGGGAAAAGGTGAGTACGGTATGGATACCAGGGGTGGTCTGTCTAAGCTTGGGCCTCTTGCCAAACGCAACAAAAGATCTGTGTGGACTATCACAACTAAGCCGTTTAAAGGCGCACACTTTGCTACCTTCCCTAAAGATTTGATTGAGCCATGCGTATTGGCTGGTTGTCCAGAGGGCGGCACAGTCTTAGATCCATTCGGTGGCAGTGGTACAACAGGCATTGTTGCTGCAGGTCACAATCGCAATGCAGTCTTGTTAGAGCTGAACGCTGAGTACATAGAGTTAGCCAAGGCCAGAATAGAGAAAGACATGGGTATGTTTGTAGATCTGACGGTGGAGACATAATGAGCGGGAAGGGCGATAGACCGAGACCGGGAGTTTACTCGCAGGAGTTCCGGGACAACTTCGATAGGATCTTTGGTGCGAGAAAGAAGGGCAGCCTACCCTGTGATAAGGACAAGGATGACAGCAAGAAGAAGGACAAAGATGAATAGATGTACACAAGTATGTGGATTAGGGTGTGGTAAGTACACTAAAACAGGGTGTGCTTACATTGTGCTACCCTGTGCAATGTTTCCTTTGTTTATATGGCTTTCAAGTCTATTAGGTATAGGTAGTGTATCTTATATATATAAACTTATTAAACATGGTTACTACATAGAACAGCAGGCAATAACAACAAGAAGTGTTTGGGTGCTATACACTGCCCCCTTACACTGTCAGGAGTAAAATATGGGAATGTTAGAATACTTAATGATAAGAACCGAGGACGATGAGTTTAATATTAAAACGGAAACACACTCGTCAAAGAGCTTTCAATCGGTTGCTAGAAAACTAAAAGACAGAGATCTTATTGGACTGTTGCAAATAGATGAGGGTGAATTCATGGCCTTCATCCAGGAATAACATGGCCACAAAAGGACGACCTAAAAAACCTAAAGATTCTCTGGTTAATACACCAGCACAATTTGAGAAGGACGATGAGTTCGGACTGACAGAGATGCAATCAGCATTTGTCTGGCAATATACTGAGGGTGCTTGTGGACAAACAGAGGCAGCTCGAAAGGCAGGATTTGAATTCCCTGCACAAGCAGCAAGCAAGTTCTTGAACGGCAAAGACTACCCCAATGTAGTGAAAGCTATTCGGATTAAGCAGGATGAATTGCGAGAGAAGTATGCCATTACTCCGGCTAAGACTGGCTCGATGTTGTGGAAGGTTGTAGAGACTGCATACGAAAGTGGGCAGCTCAACGCCGCTGTATCTGCTATCAAAGAGCTGAATCAATTAGCTGGTTTATCCATCAACAGATCCCAGAACATCAACATCAATGCGAACATGGACAAGATGAGCAAGGACGATATCAAGGAGAGATTGTCCAAGCTATTAGGTGCAGACATTGATGACTACTCACCGAAGGATAAGTAGATATAAAAACTAAGTAATAGACCCTTCTCTTAGAATCCTCTGAGATTTTCAGGAAAAATTCAAAAGGAATAAAAAAGCACGGCATATCAGTAGCTTACGCTTGTTATTTGCACCAGGTAATTCAGATCTATAAAATCCCTTGTGTTCACAACAGTTACACTTGCATAGGCTGGAGTCCCTAGGATGCCTTTTTTACCTACCATTGGCCTATTGCTTGGCCCCATACACCCCTATTTGCTGGCAGCCGAGGGCGAGGTAAATAGAACTAAGTTAGACACACTGAATCATCAAAAAAACTCATGGTAAAAAAATTTTAAAAAAAAATTTTAAAAAAAATTATATGAAACGACTCGTGCTATAGTTTGCACATGAAACGACTCGTGCTATAGTTTGCACATGATTACAACCTTGTATAAAAACGCAGCCTCTCTAAAAACTCTGATCCATGCCAATTAATTCTCGAACCAAGGGTGCAACTTACGAACGCCAGGTCGTAGGAATCCTAAACGAATTTTTTTTAAAAAATAATTTTGATATAACCTGCAAGCGAAACTTAGATCAGTACCAAACGAAAGATCTTGCTGACATAACCATTCCGTTTCATGCTCTGGAGTGCAAGCATTACAAAGAGGGCAACTGGCTAAAAGCCGATTGGTGGAAACAAGTGTGCGTTTCAGCTGACAACGATGGAACGATACCAGTTCTTATTTTTAAATTTAATCGCGTTCCAACCAGAGTCTGCATACCATTGCACGCTGTTAACCCTGAATGGGAAAAGGACAATCAAAAGGTTGCTGTCATGTCTATGGACGATTGGTTAGATACCCTGCTTAAAAATTGGCACAAGTACGAGCAACTGCAAGAATAATTACTTTGTGGCCATGATCTTTACCGGATCTTAATTCTGCTGATATACTTCTTGCATGAGTATCTTGGACAAAATTAATATTTTCGACAGAATGGAGCAGACCAAAGATCTGCAGCGACAACAAGACCAAGCGATGTCAGATCAATTTGGCGTTACTCCTACCCAAGCCAGTTACCTAGCAGCTCAATTTGCACCAGGCATGGGGATTCAAGACGCAGCAGGCGAAATGCCAGGGTTTCCACCCGCAGACGCAGAAATGGTTGATATCTTCTCAGCTCCAAATGAACCCAGCATGGCAGAAAATATCAGATCCGGTGGCCTTGATAGATACCTGATAGCGCCATTACAAGGACTTGGTGTCGTAGGCGATGCTGTTACAGCTGTTCCACTTGCCGGACCACTTATTGGAGGTGCATTAAAATTACCAGGCGCTCTTGCAACAATCGCAGGTGGTGTAGGCAAGTCTAAAAAGGGCATTATATCTTTAGATAAAGTTTATCATGGATCACCAAACACCAACCTTGAAAAAGTAACAATAGCAAAAAGCAAACAATCAGAAAACTTTATGCCACACATATCAGTAACAGATGATCCTCTGTTAGCACAGTCTTTCACAAAAGGTGAATTAGGAAATTTGCCTGAAGGAAATATATATCAGGCTACTGGAAATTTCAAAATCATTGATTACACAACTGACGAGGGCAAAAACATTTGGACATCACTAGGAAAAAACGATTATGAAAGAGCAATTAATGCTAAAGAAGCTGGTTTTGATGGAAGGCAAATTAATAACTATGAAGAACTCAAAGTCGATTCTTTTTATCCAGAAATAGACTACAACACAATTAAAAATTCTCACGAAATACAAATGTTTAAGGATATTGATGTTTTTCCTATGCAAAGTAGCAAATTAGGATCAAATAAGTCTAAAAAGGGCATTGCAGCTTTAGACAGAGCGAAACAAGTAAAGGCTGATGTTAAGTCTTTTGCAACAGACGACACAGGTTTTGTGTCTCCATCGCTTAAATCTTTGATTGAAAACGCACCTGCCAACCTAAAGGGCAAACAAATTACTGATTGGCTTAATGCCAACGCGAACAAGGGCGTAAAGCCGAAAGAACTGGAATACCTGGGATTTGACGATTTTCTAGCTGCCAATCCTACTGCCACAGTCCGAGAGGCGGCCCAAGGCGTAAGCGGTAACAAGGTTAAAGTTACCAGAACAAGTGCAGATGATACAGGTGACAGCGGCCCATTATTAGAGTTTGATGTTCAGGCTTCTTTGGTAGATCCATTAGACGGTTCTAAGCCTTATGCACCGGAAATAGAAGACATTAAATATGACTTAGAGCAAACAAAAGATTTCAATGTAGGCGATTTTTCTACCCATGATAGATTGTTAAATTTTGCTAATTCTAAATATGTTGCCAATCATTCATATCCTGGCTTGCCTCGCGCTCAAGAACTTGTAACTAGACCGATGGGAGACGCCTTTAAATCAATCAATGAATTAGAAAATTACTTAGTGTTGAACGATGTCAAGGCTGATGGAATTAAAAGCCTTGACGACCTTATAGAAGAATTTGCTAAAACCAACTACATGAACAACCCATACCAGATGATTCAGCCAATGACCAGAATCGGAGACGATAATTACGACAATCTGCCCGCCTTTGCCTACGGCAACGATGAGGTTGGTTATCAGCTTTTTGTTAACGGTGAGAGAAAAACTAACCCCGATAATGTACCCTACAGCCAAACCGAGGCACAGATACAGCTGCGCAATGTCATGGAAGAAGATGGAATGGGTCCTGGTGGGTTTCAAATACAAGGCGAAGACGACTTCTACTTTGACAATGAAATGGCCCCTAGAAATTACCAAGATTTTGTAGATGCAAGTCTTCCGGGCGGTGAAAACTACCGACAAGTGCTGTTCCGTTGGGAAAATGCACCAGATGGACACAATGCCACAGATCATTTTGACGATCCACAAGCCATTGCCCACGCTCTGGTGCGAGACAGAAAGCTGGCTGACGGCACTGATAGTTTGCATGTAGACGAGCTGCAGTCAGATGTTCATACCCAAGGAGCTAAGAATGGTTATCAGCCAACAAAAGCAGAACTAGAAAAAGTAACTAAAGAAGTTGAAGAAATTTTACCAAATGGATTTTATGCTGATGGAGGCTATGTGTTTAATGCAAATGATGAGCCTGTTTCAGCATATTTAAAAGAAATAGTTGCAGATGCTTATATACCAGAATCTGACTTTACTAATTATCTTCGTGAAACAGGCAAAATAGAAAAATACAACGAAATAATAAATAAATTTGGCGACACACCCAACTACCCCTTCAAAGACGACTGGCACAACATGAGCCTGCAACAATTAGTGCTTGATGCCATCGAAAACGGCAAGGACACGATTTCTGTGTCCGGTTCAGTTCCAATGATTTCAAGATACTCAGACAGGTACGCAACTTTTTACGAGACTCTTTACGATAAAAAGATACCTTCTGCCATGAAAAAACTGGCGAACAAGTACGGTGGTAAGTTTGAGACAGGTAAACTAGACGAGGTAGATACCCCTGTAAGAAATGTACAATCTGAATCATTTGCACCTAATAGCATTGAAGAAGCAGAAAAAATCCAAGACAGCTTGCTCAATGCCAACATCCTCAGAATTACCCCAGAGATGAAGGCTAAAGTGCTAGAAGAAGGATTCCCTGGCTTTGCACTTGGTGGCGAGGTTTCTCAGCATGAGCTAGACTCAGGCATAAGATCTCTTATCTAATGTATCTGGCCATGAACGCAGCAGTCGAAATACAAAAAGGTAATTTCTGGGATCCGGAGTCCCAGAAGTTTTACAAGTGGGAAGATCTAATGGAGCTACACGAGACACGCAGGCTTTACAATCTTATGGTTGCAGACATGCGACAAGAGGCTTGGGCCAACGACTGCTAACCGATCTTACCGTTCGTCTTAAAGAACAGCCGAACAAAGTATTTGCGCACCAACGACACAACCGTAAACACTATGGTCTGCGTAAAAGCAGTCGCTGCAACTGACAGCTCCAGGTAAGTGGTAATGTTTAGGACGATAAAGGCAATGGGAAATGCTATGACAAAGCCGATGCCCACATCTGTAAACGACTCTCTGGCTACGCTTTTATCAAGCATCAAAGTTCTCTTCTTCGATTACAGATCCGTCCTTGTAGATCTTGTAGGGTGTACTTTTGCTAATACAAGCAGCTTTCCTGCGTTCTATCATGTCGTACTTGTCCTCGCCACAGCTAACCGATGTGACAAAACCCTTTTCATTTTTAAGAGTGACCTCTTGTGTAAATCTATACATTAACTTTCCTCATTTTTTATCATCCCTTCCAAAAGCCAGCTGATGGATGATGTTCTCGATACTGCTGAGTTCTTTTTTTTCTGCTGGCGAGAGTTTCTTGTTCAATAGCGGTTTCCCGAGATTGCTCAAGGCTTGAATCATCAGCTCCTTGTCGTACTCCGTTAGAAGTAATTGCATGCTTGACCTCCTTAAAGTCGTTTATAAGTTTTTCGTATAATGATGTGTCTATGTCCTTCATGGTCTTTATAGCCTTTTGGTTGCTTAAAAAATAAGCCTCCAGGCTTGAGACTGTTTTAGGGCCGCCCACAAATGTTTTGATAATGGTGTAAATGCTCTGGGCAAACTCTTGTTCGCTTTTCATTTACCCTCCTCTTCATCCCTTTGCTTTCTTTGCTTTTCGTTGTAAGCCTGGCGCAAAAAAGATGTGTTCTGAACTTTGTACTCTCCGAGTGTCAGCACATCGTCTTCTTGGTGCTTTGACTTTTCGTATTTGTACTCCATGTACATGTGGTCACAAAATTGTTCGTACTTAGATCTAGGATCTTGGGTTGGTTGTATGTCGTCTGGTATTTTAATACTCATAGTGCTACTAATGCCTCTCTTGCTTTGCCGTCATAGTTTTGTACGGCAGCTTGTTTAAAGTCTCTTATGATACCAACACTCTCCGGACCTGCATCGTGGTAATTCAAATGTTTCTTCATAAGCCTGCGCAATGTCTTTGCATCGCAGTGCATCCAATTATATTTAAAAACCATGTCACATACATCCCAATACTTATTGCCGTAGTTCATTTGTACTCCATTTTATATTTAATGCCATCTCTGGCCACTCGCTTTTGAAAATCAATGCTGACATCCTCCATCATCAGAACATGGTTGTTAACCTGCTCATCGGACGGTATCTCATCAAAATCAATCTCCACCTCTAAAATTACTTTTACTCCGTTATTCATGTTTTTTTCCTCATTTTTTCATCAATATCCATAACATAGTCTTTGGTCACAACACCCATTTCTCTGTTGCCTCTCCAATGCGACTTTCTCCAAACAAAACCTTTGGTTGCTGTTCTCATGTAATGGCCACGAACCAAATGATGTCTTTTACGCATGGTGCTGGCATTAGATTCTTTGCTAACATCATCTGGAATATTGATTGTCACCACATAATGCTCAAACGGTGGTCGCCAACCTGGTCTAGTTTCATACGGTCTAGCTGCACTAAAAGGCGATTTGTTTGGCGCGATTCCGTCCATCTTTAACTTTTCAACACAAAGAGATTTAAACTCTGGGTGGTTCATAATTCCCATGTGAACAAAAACCTGCCTAGCATTTTGATAATGAGCGGTGGTAGCATCGTTAAAATTTCCACCATCATGTCGATTGTTTATGTGCTTTATCTTATCTACATCAAGCATGGTGGGGTATTGGTACTTATCCACACCATCTTTTCTTACATAGACTCCTGGAGTTGTTAAAGGATTGTTAAACAAACAAGCTAAATGAAAGCTGCTGTCTTTTGCTCGCTGTAATTTATCATCATTGTCAACAAAATGAGTGTCCATAAAAATAGCAGGCTCTTTGTCATAAAATCCCACTGTCTTGCCAAGAGGCACAAAGAAAGTAGAGGGCAACATAGTGCTAATATTTTTAGTCATAACTTCTAAATGATTTTTAGGAAACCTATCTGGATCAATAATTGTATTCTCGTGAACCATGCAATTAACGGTCAGACGCAAAGCTGCTACTTCTTGATCTAGGCTTTCATACCAAGGAAACTTTCGTACAAATTCATCGCCTTCTTTCTCAAGGCCCTTAAAAGAATCATCAAAATATTTCCACATCTGCATTTCGTTTTTAGAACCTGTAAGCTCAACAAGATTTTTAGTACCAGAGTATTTACGCAACCAAGACCTCATGGTTGTTTCTTCAACCCTTACCATGTAAGTAATTCCATAACTTGATGTTTCAATTAACAAAGTCTGCTCATGTGGCATGCGAACCTCAAGATCTGCAAAGAAATCATTTAGGACAGCTTTGGGTGGTATCACATCATGCAAAAGACCACCTTCAAACTGAAACTTCAAAGCATTAATCCATTCATCATATTCTTGTTGACACATATTTTTATAAGCACTTAACTGCTTTACAGCGTCAGTCTTTTGCTGTTCATCAAAATCAACAAGAGCTGAGTCAGCAAGTTCCGGGAATGGAAAACCCAACCTACCAATAAATTGTAAGTTTCCCATTTGTTTAACAGATTTTTTAAAATCAAATCTAAGAAAATCGTGAGCTTGATAAAACCCACTGGATAGTTTGTTTGCGTTTTTTAATCTAGCCATTATTTATCCTCTGGGTTAAACATTTTTAAAACCATAACCTCAACCTCTTTGAAGTTGCCTACTGAATGTTCTAACACAGCTTTCTTCATCAGCTCTAAATCAAACCTGCCGTTAAGCATATCTGCAATCCAAGACTGCAAAGAATCGTAGTCGTATTCATTGGTAAAGTTTTCTACTGACATATAATCAACGACACCCCTTACGAACCTGGAGCAATCCTCGCAATAAGGGTTGTCTGACATATCGCCACCGTATTCATTCTCAAAAGATAAAGCATCGCTGCTGTCACATTTAGGGCATTTAATATTATCCATTACACCACCTTCGTAAAGTTGCTAGAGCTGACGATTTCTGCAAATCGTACATCTAGCAGTTTGTGAATTCTGCTCTCAAACAAACTAATGTGCCTGAGAATATCTGCCTGCTCTTTATGAGTGTAGCTGTCGAATTCTTTGATATAAGTTTCTGGGTTATCAAATAGGGCCATCAAATAATCTGATACCTCGTGCTTGGCTTTCACCTTTGCTGTTACTATCCTGTCTTGATACTTAATCATTCTGAGTCCTCCATAAGATCTGTCTTGAGCGACCAATCGGTATAACCCAATTCTTCTTTTAGAATTCTTTTTATTTGGTTAAGGTCGTCCACAATCATTCTGTTCTCTTCCTTGAGTTCAATCAAAGTTAAGATTTCGCTAGGCACTTTAGATCTTTCAGTGGCACTGCCCTCACCGTCTGACTCAGATGCTTTTTTAGACAAAGATCCGAATGTCTTAGGTTGGTTCTTTTGGTAATCACTCTTACGAGGATCGATGAGTGCAGGAACACGATCTCTCTCTAGCCAAACTCTAAAGTAAAAGTTTTTGTCCTTTCTTTCACCTTTGTAAACCTTTCTGGAAGAAAACCTTTTGCCTACTGTTTTACCCCAATATTGTATGTAGCTAACAGTGGTTATTTTTTCTACAACAAAACTATCGCCAATGCTCATTTTCAATAGTTTGTCTTTTATTTCCTGAGTCAAAAAATGAGATTTATTGCCTCTAGGTGGAAGGTCAATCCCTTGCTCTATTTTAATTTCCATTACGACTGCTCCTTTATTTTTTTAATGATTGCTCTGTATTCTTTTGCTTCAATCTCAATTACTGGATGAGTGGCCAACAAATCTCCACCCACTCTATTTTTAATTGATTTTGGTTTTGATGCTGTCCAACGCATTTTTGGATGCCCAGAATACTCGCCAGCATAATTTACAATTTTAGTTGGATTGGACCTTGAGGTTGCCCATTCATTGCCTTCACTATCTGTGGTTTTGTAATACATTACGATACCTCCTCAGAATTATTCTCTGTTGATTTCTTATCAGCAATTAATTTTCTAATTGCCATCCAAATCAACGACTCGTTAATATCTCTGTCCCAAGCAATCATGTTAGTCCTAATACAATCGTTGCAACCCAATGGGTTGTTTAGGAATCCAGCAAAGCTGCTTTCAAATTTACCGTGCAATACACAGTGTCCTGTGTAGACCTCATTCAAATCCTCACCAAGCTCTTTGCGATACCTGGCAACCATCTCTTCTTGGGTTTCATCTTTGGTTAATCTATCCATTCAATTCTCCTTTTTAATGTTCCATGTGGAACTGTTTATTAATCTCACCCTTATAATTTAAACTAAACTATATAAAAGTGCAAGTTTATATATACTATTGCTTATTATAATATTTTAATTCATAATCCCCACAGTGAGACATAAATTAAATAGGAGTCAAAAATGATACAACCCAGAAAACAGATTAATAACATCTACGCTTATGTGCGAGTTTCTTCTGAGCAGCAAGTAACAGATGGATCTTCCCTAGAGGAACAAAAGAAAACCATTCAAGCTTTTGTACAATCAAAGTTCAACAGACCTGTGGATGAGTTCTTTGTTGATGCAGGCGTAAGTGGAATGAAGGACTTGGTTGATCGACCTGGCTCTAGGGCCATGACTGATATTATGGACGAGCATGATGTGATAGTAACCACCAAGCTTGATCGTCTGGCTAGATCTTTTACTGAAATGGTCAACATGATACCCAAGCTAGAGGACACAGGCATCAGTCTTTATTTTTGTGAAATGTTTGGCGAAACACCTGTTGTCCTTCCCAAAGAAAAACAACAAACTGGTCTAGCAGCTAAAATGGATATGGTGCGAATTAACAACAGACAGTTAGTCGCAACGCTTGCACAGTTTGCAGAGTTTGAGCGTGAGATGATTAAGTCCAGACTTTCGGGTGGCAAGATTGCTTGGGCAGAAAAAGGGTATTCCATAGGTGGGCATGTTCCATTTGGCTACTCCAAAGAATACGAGGATCATGGTTCGAGAAGACACACCAAGTTAATTCCTATTCCAAAAGAACAAGCTGTCCTTAAAACTATTTATGCTTTAAGAGACAGAGGTTTGGGTGCAAGAAGAATTGCTAAACAGGTCAGCAGTCTACACCCAGATTATGAGAACTTTCCGATTCACAAGGTTGTTAAAATATACTCCATTGGTGGCCATGTACCTTTTGGCTATGCCAAAGAATACGAGAACCACGGATCCAGAAGACACACCAAGTTAATTCCTATTCCAAAAGAACAAGCTGTGCTTAAAACTATTTATGCTTTAAGAGACAGAGGTTTGGGTGCAAGAAGAATTGCTAAACAGGTCAGCAGTCTACACCCAGATTATGAGAACTTTCCGATTCACAAGGTTGTTAAAATACTTGGCAGAAAGTTTCAAGGACTTTCACAAGCCAGTTAATAAGATACAATAATTAAGGAGACACCATGAATGTATTAAGTTTATTTGACGGAATGAGTTGTGGCATGATCGCCCTAGATCGACTTGGCATTAAAGTTGATAACTATTACGCAGCTGAAATAGATAAGTATGCCACCCAAGTTAGTGAGGCTAATTACCCAGACATTATTCGTTTGGGCGATGTGTGTGGAGTTAAGGCCAAAGACTTGCCTAAGATAGATTTAATTTTGGCAGGATCTCCATGCCAAGGATTTTCATTTGCAGGCAAGCAGTTGGCGTTTGATGATCCTCGTTCCATGTTGTTCTTTGAGTTTGTGCGTCTTTTAAAAGAGTGCAAGCCAAAATACTTTCTGCTAGAGAATGTCAGAATGAAAAAAGAATACCTTGATGTCATATCAGA